ATATTTCTCCACATACGACAAGACACCGGACAGCTACGGCGACATTATCGAGCCGGGGGCGTTCACGGAGACACTTGCCAAGCGCAAAGAGACAGGGCATCCGTTCCCGCTCTGCTGGAACCACGATCTGGATCAGATCATCGGAACCGTTGACACAATTGAAGACACCGAAAAAGGCCCGCTGATGACAGCGAGCTTTTTTGATACCCCGCTCGCACAGGAGAAGCGCGAGATCGTGAAGAGCGGGTGTGTGTATCAGTTCAGTTTTGCGTATTCCGTCACCGGCTGGCGCGAGCCCACGATGGACGAGAAGGCCGTGGGCGTTATGAACGTTCTGACCGCGGTGGACCTGTTCGAGGTCTCCATCGTGCCCATCCCGGCGAATCAGAACGCCGTCATGACGGAAGTCAAGGCGGGACGCAGAAACAGTCAGAAGGACGCGGACGCGCTGAAGGAAATCATCCGGCTTGCCAAGGGAATCCTCGGCGAGCTTGACGATGCAGAGGAACCCGAGGAAGGGGAGGACGAAGCGAAGGCCAACACGGCAGTGGAGGAGCCCGAGCAGAGCAACCCGGAGAAGGAGAATCTGCTTGCATACATCAAGAACATGAAGGAGGTCAAATGCGATGAGCATGAAGACTGAACTGGCCGAAATGAAAGAGCGTCTGCTCGGAATGGAGAAATCCATCGAGGACGGCGACTCAGCGGTCATCGAAGAAGCGATGCAGCTGAAGTCTGACATCGAAGCAAAAGAAGCCGAGATCGCCGAGGCGGAGAAGAAGGCCGCCATCCTGAACGATATCGGCAACATGAAATCCATCAAGGAGGAAAACAAAGAAATGGAAGAGAAAACCGGCATTCAGGCTCTTGACCTTATGAGCCTCAAGAACAACCGTGGCAGTGTTGCCACCTACATCAAAGCCGCTGGCACCGTCACCGGCACCACCATCCCCGAGTATGACCGCGGCGTGGTCGCTCCCGTCCCCGCTCTGGGCGTTCGCGATCTGTTCGGCTCTGAGAGCATCAGCGGCAACGCCCTGACCTATTTCGTGATGGGCACTACGGAAGGCGCTCCCGCCGCCACCAACGAAGGCGCGGCCAAGACCCAGATTCAGCCCACGTATTCCCCGGTAACAAAGGCCCTCGCCAAGATCGCCTCCTACATCAAGGAGACCGACGAGATCCTGTCCGACGCTCCCTTCCTTGAGAGTGCCATCCGCAACCGTGGCATCTATGAGCACAAGCTCGCCGTGGAAGGCTATCTCCTCACTCAGCTTCAGGCTGTCTCCGGCATCGGCGCTGTGACCGGCGGCATCAGCTTTGACAACATCCTCAAGGCCAAAATGGACATCATGACCGTCACCGGCTTCGAGGCCGACGCTGTCATCCTCAACCCCGCCGATATGCTGGCCCTGCTCCAGACCAAGGTCGAGAGCGGCTCCGCTCAGTATGTCCTCGGCGGCCCGATGTATGGCCCCTATGGCAATGGAGCCTACAACAGCAATCCGACCGTCTGGGGTATGCCCATCGTCCTCTCCAGCAAGGCGACCGCGGGCACGGCCATAGTCGGTGCGTTCCGTCAGGGCGCTTCCGTCGTCGGCAAGTCCAACGAGGGTCTGCGCGTGGAAGTTTCCAACAGCGATCAGGACGACTTCGTGAAGAACCTCGTGACCATCCGCATCGAAGAGCGTCTGCTCCTCGCAACTCGCGTTCCCGGCGCGTTCTCCACGATATCCACCTGAGTTTCGGAAGGCGGTGAGTAACCATGATGAAGATTTACGAGTGCGCCGATGGTCTCCTGCGCTGGTACGAAGAGGGCGAACAGCCTAAAGGCGCGAAAGAGTATCATCAGGCGAAACCCGCAGAAGAACCCAAAGCCAAGGCCGTCAAGCCGTCCAACAAGTCGAGGGCGGTGAAGACGAAGTGAGCTTTATAACCAACTGGGGCTATACGCTGACACAGCAGTCTGGCCTTTGTGGAATGCTCAGCGAGGAGGAGTTCAACGAGATGACCGCGGGGAAGTACGCGGGCGACGAACGAATCTACCGAAACATCCAATCGGCTGAATCTGCCATCCGCAATTACTGCGGGTGGCATCTCTACCCCTCCGCAGAGTGCCAGCTTGCTACCACGTTATTTGACAGGCGCATCACGGCGGTCGGAGGTGGATATCTCATCCAGCTCCCCGCCAAGTTTGTCACGGCGGTTTCGTCCGTTTCTATCGGTGGCACTGAGTGCTCCACGTTCGTGTTGGAGACTAACGGCATCTTGCGCGTGTACAACGCACCCGTCGGGCTCCCGCCTTACACGGCGGTTGAGGTGACGTATACAGCGGGGTTGACGGATGGACTCCTTGCACCGATCAAGGACATCATAGCGCACCGTGTGACGCACGCTCTGGCGAACAGCTACGGCGTGTCGAGCGAGGCGGCGGGCGGTGTCAGCGTGACCTACAACGCCAACTGGATAAACTCGAGCCGGGCAACGGCGCTTCCGAGTGACAACAAGGAAGTGCTCGCGCCATACAGGTTGACGGGGGTGTTCTGATGGTTGGAACATTCGCAACCCAGACGATCACCAGAGTCAGACCCGGTACAAAGACACTGAGAGGCTCGGAGATGCCGGACTGGAGCAATACCACATCCGTGAGCATCTCCGGGTGCTCCGTTCAGCCCGCGGCGACCAGCCTGTCTCAGGACGGCCGTGTGCTCGGGATCTCGGACGGATGGACGGCGTATATCCCGGCGGGCTCCGATGTCAAAGCCGGTGATCACATCGTTTTTGATGGTGAGGAATACGCCATCAACGGCGAGCCGAGGTCGTGGATCTCGCCCACCGGCAACCGAACGCACATTCAGCTGAACCTTGTGAGGTGGAGTGGATGAGCATTCGGCTTGAGTTCAATTCCGAGGGATTCAAGGAGCTCTTATGCAGTCCAGAGATCCAAGCGGAAGTGGAAAGCGCCGCAAAAGGCGTTCAGGCGCGGGCGACTCAGCTCGCGAATCTGTCGGAGAAATCCACCGGATTCTACATGCGAACGGTTCTGGGCACCAGTGCCGGACGCTGGCTTGGCTTTGTTGGCGGTACTGACCACGAGGCGCTTGTCGCTCAATCTGAGTACAAAGTGCTGAACAAGGCGGTGAACGACGCATGAGCATTGTTATCAAACGCTCCGTTGACATTGAGGATGCAGTGCGGTCGGCTCTGTCGCCGTACATGACCGCCTACTGCGACCCGCTCCCCGCCTCTTACTCTCTGCCGTTTGTCCGGGTAACCGGGACCGGCGGCTCTTCCGAAGACACCATCGACAGTTTCATGGTGGTCTTGGAGGGGTATGCAGAGAACGAGGCGGAGGCTTGCGAAATTACACGGAACGCCGTTGGCGTACTCAAATACGCATCGGCAAACGATCCTGTCATCCGATATGTCACAGAAAACACACACGCGCAACTGTTCGATGACCCGTTGAGACCGGATTTAGCCAGGTACACAACGACCGTCATAGTGGTAGCGCATATCGAAGAAACCACAATCTAGGAGGAATAAATAATGGCTACGAATGCTGTTAATCTCGGCATCGGAAGTGCCACCGGCATGTTTTTTACGGCAACCGCTGGGACCGCGCTTCCCACCGATCTGACCGGAGTCGCCTCTTGGGGCACGGAGGTCGGCTACGTTTCCCACGACGGCATCACGCTCCACCTCGCGCAGAACAAGGAAACGCTCAAGGACTGGAGCAACAGCATCCGCCGGATGCTTCCGTCCACGGACTCCGGCACGGTGCAGGTCCCTGTCATCTCCACCACGGCGGAATCCCTTGGGGCTGTGTTCGGCGAGGACAATGTCACCGGCACGACCGTCACGATCAACCCGAACAACGTTCAGTCCGCGAAGGCTTGGCTGTTCGTTATGAAGGACGGCGACGACTACATTCTGCTCGGCACCACGAGCGGTTATGTGTCCGACATCGCTGATGTGACCTTCCAGCCGGAGGGCGCAATCACTTGGAATGCCACCATCAGCGCCGACACTTGGACGCTGACCAAGGGCACGAACTAATTTAAGCAACTGGGAGGATACCACAATGAAAGAGATTACGCTGGGCGGAAAGCCCAAAGAACTGAAGGTCCTCACGGTCCATATCGGCGAGGAATCCTATGAAGTGCCGCTCGGCGGTATGCTTAAGCCCCGCGAACTCGCGGCGATGGATACTGCTGAGAAGACGATGGATTTTCTCAAGAAGTACATCCCGAAAAAGGTCATTGATGACCTGAGTCTGGACGACTACAACACGCTCGTCCGCGCTTGGGGAGAGGCGACCAGAGAAGCAAGTGGGATGTCCGTGGGGGAATCGTAAGCCTCGCGAAATTCGTAGTCGAGCATCGCGAGGCACTGGACGCAGACCTGTTAAAGACAGGCTATGAAGCTGAAGACATCGGGTGCGCTCTTTCGTGGGGCGCACTCGGTGCTTTTATTAAGCATTTGCCGCCGGACAGTGCGGTGGTAAGGGAAGCTCACCCAGAGGAATCCGCGTGGGCGACCACTGTGAAAACAAATTCTATTCTGGCGGATATCTACGACATGTTGTCCGCCATAAACACAAATCTCGCGGCGATCGGGAGCGGCAAGCCCGCAAAGCGGATCAAGCCGTACCCACGCCCCGGACACAAAGACGAAGACACTCAGCACATCGGGACGGCGGTCCCGGTGGCAGAACTCAATAAACTATTCAGGAAGGAGGAATGAATGTGGCGGAAGTCGCAAAAGCATATGTAACTATCATTCCGTCCTTACAAGGCGCGCAGCAGACCATCACGCAGGAGCTGACAGGTGCGGGCAACGCCGCTGGCACTACTGCCGGTAAGAAAACTGGTACGGCCATGATGTCCTCGATGGGCAAGAGCATGACATCGGCGGGCAAAACGATGACAGCCGCTGTCACGGTTCCCGTCATGGCAATGGGAAAGGCGGCGTTCGGTGCGGCGAGTGACTTCGAGGCATCCTTCGCGCAGCTCCAGACCATCGCCGACACTTCTGCCGTGTCGATTGACGAACTCAAAGGCGGGGTCGTTGACCTCTCCGGAGAGCTTGGCATTTCCGCGTCCGAGATCAGCGCGGCGGCATACTCGGCGATATCTGCCGGACAGGCCACAGAGGATGCGCTCGGCTTCGTTGCATCTGCGGCTAAACTGGCCCGCGGCGGCTTTACGAGCGTTTCCACGGCAACAGATGTCCTCACGACCGCGCTGAACGCTTACGGACTAGAAGCCGATCAAGTATCTCACGTTTCCGATGTCCTTATCGAGACCCAGAATGAAGGTAAAACGACGGTTGACGAACTGGCCGCCAGTATGGGCCGAGTCATTCCCACGGCGGCAAACGTTAATGTCGGTCTTGAGGATCTGGCTTCCCAGTATGTCGCCTTAACCAAAAACGGTATTGGCACAGCGGAGGCAACGACCTACATCAACTCCATGCTGAACGAGCTCGGCAAGAACGGTTCGACCGCGTTCGACATGTTCAAGGACGCGGCTGGCATGACCTTCCCGGAGTACATCGCGGCGGGCCATTCGACGACCGAGGCGATGGACCTCCTCGCGACGGCATGCTCGGAAGCCGGTTTGACG